CTAACGCAAAATAAAACAATCGTTTTAAATTTTAAAATTAATCGACAATATCGAACTTAAATCAATATTTTTCTAGTTAATTTCTTAACCAATTTTTTGTTAATTTTATAAGTTAATATTTTTATGTTATAATTTTGCAAATAGGATTAAAACACTATACCAATAAATCGGAATAACCAACTTGAAAAATGAAAAAGATGAATTAATATCAGGTGCAGAACTTGCAAAACGATTAAATGTTTCTCCTGCATACATATCAAAACAAAAGAAATTTCTAATATCTAGCAGATGTACAAGAGGTAAATCATTTTATTTTATCAAAAGTGCATTAGCATTAAATAAAAATCCTTATGAAGTTCAAGTAACATCTCAATCACAAATACAAAAAGAAGTATCCAAACAAAAAAAAGAGATTAAAGAAAAAATAATAGTTCCAAAAGTTGAAAAAGAAAAACCAACTAAAGAACAAAAACCAATTATTGAAACTCCAATAAAAGAAACGCCACCACCAAAAGAAAAAATAGTAATTGAAGATTTAAATGATGAAGATAAAATCAGAACTTTAAAACATCAAATTGAAGAAGCTATGCTAGATGAAACAAATACTACTAACTCGCTTTTTCTAAATGGATTAAAAACCAAAGCTTCAATTTTAGCAGAATATCAAAAAGCAATTAATGAAGAAATCAAAAATAAAAAGCTAACCGAAAGCTTATTTTCAAAAGATGAGGTTATCTCAATACTTACACATCTAGCAAGTGCATTAAGAAGTTCACTTTTAAATTTACCAAACAACTACGCTGTAAACTTAGAGGGCTTAAACCAAAAGCAGATTAAAGATTATGTAACAGATGATATAAATAAAATTTTAGAACAGATACAAAATTCAGGAAATCAATTTGAGTGAAAATCTAACTTTAAAACAATTAGAAATATATAGCCAAATTCTAAAAGAGTTTAAACCTAAGCCAAAAATCAATTGCTTAGATTTTGCAAAACAGCACGGATACTTAAGCCCCGAGAGTTCAGCGGTTACTGGTCGTTTTGTTCCTTTTGCATACCAAGAAGAAATATTAAGAGATACAAGTGATGATGATATAGAATTGATTGTATGGCTAAAAAGTACAAGGGTGGGCTACACAAAAATAGTAAACTTTTCAGTAGCTTATGATATTGCAGAAGACCCATGCCCTCAACTAATCTTACAGCCAAACGACGGAAAAGCAGGAGAATGGTCAAAAAAAGAATTTAAACCACTACTTAGAGATATGAAAGTAGTTGGGGACAAAATCTTAAAAACAAGAGAGGATAATAACTTAAATTATAAAGCTTATCCTGGAGGACTCATTGAATCGAGAGGTGGAAAAACTGCAAATAATTACGCATCGGGAACATTTAAAAAAGTTAGATTTGATGAATATTCAAGATTCCCAGATGATGTGGATAAAGAGGGCGACCCTTACGAATTAGGTAAAAAGAGAATGGAATCATATTGGAATGGTCAAGTTATGATAGGCTCAACTCCAACAATTAAAGGAATGGATAAAACTGAATCAAGATTTGAAGAAACAGATAAAAAATATCGCTACCTACCATGTCCACATTGCGGACACTATCAATCATTAGATTTTTTTAATCATATCAAGTGGGAAAAAGAAGAACGAGAGGGAGTTACAATCCATTTAACACATACAGCATATATGGAGTGTGAAAACTGTAAACAAAAAATTACACATAATCAAAAAAAACAAATGGACTTTAATGGAAGATGGAATCAAACACAAGCTTTTTATTGTTGCAATGAATGGCAAAAGCCCACAGATAATAGAAATTGGTTTTATAATGAAAATGATAAATTAGATAAAAGAAATGGCGAGGCACTTTGTAAGCATTGCAATACTACAGCAGAATATAATCGAATAGGAAGAAAAAAAAGAGGTTATCATATATGGGCGGGTTATTCATTTCAACCTAATACCACATGGGCAACTATCGCAGAAACTTATATCAGGTCGATTGGTAGCGTTGATAAAATGAGAGCCTTTTTTAACACATGGCTAGGACAATCGTTCGAAGAAAAAACAGTTAAATTAGATAACTCACTATTAATGGAAAAAGCAGAAGATTATCATAATTTACCAAACGATACAAAAGTAGTTTTAATAACAGTTGATACTCAAAATGATAGATTAGAGTATTTAATTAAAGCGTGGTGCATGGGAGAAACTTCATACAATATTGAATATGGAAAAATATTAGGTGACCCACAAAACAAATTTGTATGGAATGAACTTTTAAAAATCAAAAGAAAAAAGCTATTTTTAGAAAATGGAAAAGAAGTATCAATTTTTAAGGGCTTCATAGATATGGGGGGTCAAAAGACCGACCATGTAAAAACATTTGTAAATGAAAATCCAAAAGACTTCATTATGTTAAAAGGTGATGACAAAGAAAATAAAGCAAACGATTCAAGACCAGTATCTCAAATTAAAACTTCCCAAGTTGATGGAAATAAGATTATGTGGGTAGCTACAAATAAAGCAAAAGATATTATCTTTGATAGACTTTTAAAAGTAGAAAATGAAACTGGTTCAATACATCATAATAAAACTTTTTCAAAAGAGTGGTACGATATGTTGACAGCAGAAAAAAAAGTATTTAAGAAAAATAAAAAAGGGTATATTGAGGGAATGTATGTTAATCCAAGTGGGAAAAGAAATGAGGCGATAGATTTAGAAGTTTATCAATTAGCTGGAATTAGAATCATACAAAGTGAAATAAAAGGATTTTCACTACAAATTGATAATGTGAGTTAATTTAATAAAGCCACGATTAAATGGCTTTATTGCATCGAATTAATTAAAATTAGATACTATATCTTTATTTGATAAATCGTATATTATTATCCCATTTTCTTTAAAAATATCATCTTTTTCAAATTGTAAATAATCTATTTCAAATGGCATATCTATCGTCACTGTTACTTTTTTTGTATTACTACTTGCACCATTTCCACTAATCATATAGCCTTTTTTTGTATCTCTTGTTACAGCCAATCCTATTCTTTTATTTTCTTTATCGAATCCAATCATTATATACATTCCTGAATCTATGTTAAATTTTTTTAAAAAATCAGTTGAAAAATTAAAATTATATCTATTACCTCTTTTGTTATTTGTTTTTAATTTTTTAACGCTTGAAAAAGCACCCGTTCTACCTATAGTTCTTTGTTTTTCTGTCCATACAAACATTTTAAATCCTTTTTTTTGTTTTATCAATCTAAATATAAACAAAATTATAATCAAAGTCAATAATTTTAAAGAAAAAATAAAAGAAATTAATTTAGTGTTTCAAATTTACACTTTTATTTGCATTTTTAAAAAAATATGTTATAATTTTGCATCGAGGGTTAAAATACTCAAACACTAAGGACGGAATTACCATAATGGCAAAAAACGCACTTCAATTATTAGCAGAAAGAGAAAACAAGTCAGCTTTAGAAATGGCACTTGATAATTACTCATTATGGTATAACGCTAATCAATCCCTTTCATTCAATAAAGAATATGAAATCTCAAACGGACAAAACTCAAAAAGAAAATTAACAAGAGCTGATTCTAAAGAAGTATTAGAGCAACTAGACTTTTGGGACAAAGAAGTTAAAAGAATTCAATCAATCGAAACTACTGGAATAGATTCAACACTTCCAAAATTTCACACTATTTATACTAAGAGTTGTTTATAATGAATTTTATAGATAAAGCAATTTCTTATATATCTCCTAAAATTGGATTAGAGCGTGTTAAGTTCAGAAATGCAATATCTGTATTAGATAGAGGCTCATACGACTCAATAACTCCAAGCCCTCACTATAATGTTTATTCAAGAGAATTAAACGATAGGGAAGATATAAGAAATTTAAGAGATATGAGAGCAACTGCTAGAATATACTCAGAAAATAATGGATTCTATGGTGGTATAATAGAATGTGCAACCGACCATGTAATCGGTTCAGGATTAAAAGCTAAATCAACAATTAAACAAAGTCAAGTTCCTAATATTTCAGAACAAAGAATAAAAGAAATTGAAAAAACTTTTGATAACTATTTTAACAACTGGGCAGAATCTACAATTTGTGATGTAACTGCAAAAGATGATTTTTATATGCTTCAAAGATTAGCTTATTCAAACTATAAAATAGATGGGGATTGTTTTGCATTATTACCATTGAGAAAATTATCAAATAGTAGCGTTTTACAAATAGATTTAATTGATGCTCAGTACATTAAAAACAATGGAGCAGATTCTACATTTATAGAGGGTATAAAACTATCAAGTGATAAAATGCCTTTACAATACAATATCCAACAATCAGATGGAACATATAAGGCTATATCAGCTTTTAAAAATGGAAAAAGAAATGTACTGCATGTTTTTAGAAGAAAAAGAAGTAAACAAGTAAGAGGGCTACCATTCTTAAATAGAGTAAGTACGGATATTGTTTATATTGATGACTATATGAAAACTGAATTAACAGCTTCAAAACTAGCAGCTATATTCTTTGGAAGTATAACAACTAAATCAAATGATAGTCCATTCGGAGAAGTTGATTTATTAGATGGTGGAACTCAACAACAAACACCACGAAATACAATTAAAGAAAACACAATCACACAACTACAAGCAGGTGAAGAATTAAACATTCACTCTCAATCAAGAGAAAACGCCAATTTTGACAGGTTTGTAATGGCGTGTTTACAAAAAGTTTCTTCAAGTACGAGAATCCCATTAGAGATTATATTAGCTCAATTTGTTTCAAGTTATTCAGCTTCAAGAGCTGCATTATTACAAATGCAAAAATTCACTAACCCTGAAAGAAAACTATTTATTAATTCATTTTGCAAACCAATTAGAGAGCAAGTTTTATTATATGGAATTTTAAGCGGTGATTTAAATATACCTGAATATTTAGAATACAAAAGTGAGTTGTTTAAATGTATTTGGATTGGTGAGGCAATGGGTTCAGTTGACCCAACAAAAGATGTAAAAGCTAATCAACTAGCAGTTGATGCAAAATTAAAAACTTATGAACAGGCTACCATGGAATTAGGTAACGGGGATTTTGAAACTAATGTTCAGATTCTAACTTATGAATTGGAAGAAATAGCAAAATTAAATCAGATAGGAGCAGTTGATGGAACAACTCAAACTAAATAATCAAAGGTTTTTATTAGAGGGTGCAGTTGATATTGAAAACAAAAAAATATCAGTTGTATTATCTGAAGAAACTGAGGTAGTAAGATACAGTTGGAGTGAGGGAAAATATTTTATCACTCTATTACATGGTGCTGAAAATGTAGATTTGTCAAGAAAAGATATTTTAGGAGTATTTGTTAATCACAATACAGATGAATTACCTCTTGCAATTTGGGAAAATGTAAGACTAGAAGATAGAAAACTCAAAGGTGATGCGGTATTCGATTCAGAAGATGAAGACTCAATGAAAATCTTTAATAAACTAGCTAAAGGATTTTTAAAATCTTTTTCAGTTGGGATTGATGTTTATGAAAGAGTTTTAGAAAAAGAAGTGGACGGCGTAAGTTATTACAATGCTACTAAATGGGCTATTCATGAAGCTTCAGTTGTTGGAATTCCCGCAATTATCAACGCTAA